ATCTTTATAATCCTTTGCGCGAATTATCTTGGATAATGTTTGCTTTTGTATTGATTCTTTGCTCATGTGTCACCTCCTACCACTCTAGTTTTACACCGAAACACCTAGCAACCCCATTCCATTTTTGTTGCGTTGTGTGATCATCCCAAGCAGGATTTATTTGTGACAAATCTCCAACTTCAAAATCATCAGGAATGTGAAAACAAACTTTTCCACCTTTTAAACTTAATACACGCTTCCACCCATCCCAATTATTATCTGTATCGTAATACCACCCATCAGCGTACAACAACGCTAACATATTACGTTCCCAATATGCACCATTTTTACTATCTTCTAAGCTGGTTCCATCTTTCCACTCATAAGCTTTCATCTAAAAACACCCCTATTTTACTCATTTCTAACGTCCGATAATATAAGGTTATTGGACACTAGAATCTATAACGCCCCTCGTTTTGGCATGTTCTTACGGTCAACTTTCTTCACTACTAGTAAATGTTTCTGTTTTAAACAACCATAGCGAAGCGAATCCATTGCGTGATCGTGCGCCTTAACTGGCTTATCTTCGCCAACCTTCTGCGCCTTTTCATCCCATATATAAGCCGACATTTCTTTAATTGTATTGGTACATTTGGAGCATACTAACAATAATTCCTTTTCTAGTAATGTCGCTACCCATCTAATACCATCAAGCACCGCATTGTCAGCAGGTATAACCATAAACCCGTCTTTCTTTAGTTGGGCAATAAAAGAGGCAGCACTAGGATCAACGATAATCGTCAACCTTTTGCCACCTGTAAAATCCTGCAAATCCCGACTATATTCACTATCTGTTTTCTGCCTGCCTGCTACTTTACTATCATAATAATACTCGTCAATTGTATAATACTTTCCGTTCGCGAATCCTTGCCTTAGAAACACAGTAGGATTAGTTGTGCCATAGTCACACGCAATCCACTCATGGTCTAATCTAGGGGCTTCGTCAATCACATGTTTCTTTTCGTCCCACATATCATATATCGCCCCCTCTGCCAGCACCCATAAACCTAATATCATGCGCTTGTACCACAATCCAGCATAAGCACCACGAATAAATTCTTTGTATTCCTCATCTAAGTTGGGATTATCGTCAAGTTCAAAATGGATTGTACTAACTATCTTCGCCTTTTCTTCATCAGTAATAAACTCTACATACAAGTAATGATATGGACTATCCGGGTTTGTTGTACTGTATAATCGCGCACCTTTAACAGATAAACGGTTCAATAATTGTTTAAAGAACTTCTCAGGCATCAACGACAATTCATCACAGTAGGCCCACGAAAGAGTTTTACCGCGAATATACTTCTCCGAACCCTCATCCTTCGCGCCAATAACTTTGATCGCCTTACCAAATAGAGTAAGCTCACCACTTTGCCTGTTGTAGTGGTAATTATCAGTACCCACTATATCAAATATATCTCTTAGGATATTATCATATATCGTGTCTTTTGAAACACCTGTAATCAAGCCTAAACCGTCGAAGTGTCTTACGAGTTGCAGTAGTTTAGGTATCATTGCAAACGTCTTAGACGAACGCACAGCACCTTCTAGTATGTTAATACGTTTATCCTGTTCTATTGGATTAGCTATGAAGTTATAGGCTTTCATGCCGAATGGTTCTATATTCACAGCGCAACTCTACTATTTGATATATCACAATACTCTTGGCTAATATCAATACCTTTATAATGTCTGTTATTTATCTTCGCCATTTTGCAAGTAGTTCCCGATCCGCAAAAAGGATCAAAAATTAAATCCCCTTGATTACTCCAAGTTAATATATGGTCATTTGCTAATTTCTCAGGAAATACTGCGGGGTGTCCTGTTTTGCTCCCGTCATGACCATATTTCCAAATGTTAAGTCTACGCCCGTATTTTTCTGCTATTACTTCTCTTTGCTTTTTCATATTACCATCTACACCTAATCTAGCAGGGTTTTTATTTATTTTACCGGCTCTTAAATTTTCGCGGTCCCTAATGATATTAATCGTTTTAGGAATACCCTTGCTAAACACGAACATATATTCAAACGCTTGTATATAACATTTCAATGATCCTGCCATTCCCGAATTTGCTTTTTGATAAATCATCGTATCGTGCAAATTAAATCCAATTTCCTTGAAATATAATGCTTGTTTAAAACTTGTTCCTGTTTCGGACCCTTTGAACGTAGCATCACCAACCACCCAAACTACTATCCCGCCATCTTTGGTTATTCTATATAGTTCTTTTGCTATTTCTATAAAGTTGAAAGTGAACCCGTTATACGTTCTAAGATTGTCATAAGGTGGCGAGGTGACAGTTAAATCAATACATTTGTCGGGCATTGTTCGCATTGTTTCTATATTATCACCACAGACTATGTTATCAATATTCACATTCATCACTCCCTATCTCGGCACACCGCCAGCACTTAATGCCGTAATCAATTCGTCAAGCTTGCCCTTATCACCTTCGGTTTGCTTATCCAATCCCTCTGCAAGTCGTTGCCCTTTCTGTATCTTATCTAACGCCGTAGCTAGTTCAACGCACATTCTAGCTGATATATCCATTGAAACTTCTTTACCATCTTCAGTAAAGCCGCATACAACTTTTTCTTGACTAGCTAAAATATCAATCTTCCCTAGCAACTTATCCCATACATCTAAATGACGAGTATTTCTATCCACACACCTCACTACCGCTTTTTGATGTGTTTGGTTTGCGATTTTGATGTGTGTAGCTTCTTTCGATTTTGCCCACTGTTCTCTATTAGCTCTATCCTTTAAGGTATTATAACTAACCTTATGTTTTTCAGATAACTTGCGTTGGGATATATTGGTTGTCTCATACTCAGTCCGTATCTTAATCCAGTTTGGCATATCACCACCTACTTACATTAATTTAAAATATATTTAATATTTATCGTTTTGATTGTTGACATTGAAAATCAAGCGTGTTATAATGAATTAACAAATAAACGAGGGGGCAAACAACATGCAATACCCAACATTAACAAATCCAACCGCTGAAAAAATTGAATCTTACAACTGTAACAAAAATACTTTCTACCGCATCCAAAACACTTCCCACGAAATCGGTACACAATCTTGGGGGATGATCTACAGTACAGCCGAAGAAGCTATAGAAGATGGCGAAGAAATATTGGACGGTAAGAGTGCATTTACTAAAGCTAGAAGTCTTTACAACTACACAGGAACTTTCGACGACGATTGCCAGGTAATTATAATTAAAGGCTGGAATATTGGAACTGGCCCCGACGATGAAGATTTAATCGATGTTGAAGAAGTTTTAGAAACTTGGTCAATGGATGATTTTTACACTATCATTGAAGAAATGATGGAGGATGAAGATGTTATTGATGAATGGTGGTGGTAATAATGCGTAAAAACACCGATGCTGAAATAATGGCTCGGATCTACGCAAACCGCAAAGAATTAGGATTATGTATTATTTGCTGTGAACCTAGGGAAAATATAGAACCTGCATTGTGTAACGCTTGCACCGTAAAAAATAGAATAACGACACACGAAAAACAGCAACAAAATATAAAAAATAAAGTATGTACTATTTGCGGTAAAGAAACAGGTTTTTGCGATAATGGTAAACCTTCTCGTTATTGCCAACATCATTACAATCTTATTAGTGTAAAACGTAGGGAACAATGGAGGAAAAAACATAATGAATAAACAGCATGGCGGTAAACGTCCAGGATCAGGTAGACCACCCACAGACCGCAAGCCAATCACACGCCATGTCACCGAATCAGAAAAGCAAGCAATCGACAATTTGCTTAAAGAGTTAAGGGCTACTAAATAAGTAGTCCTTTTTTATTTGCCGAAAACTCTTATCTCTTGTATTTTAAGATCAATAATCTTTTTAACCATCATATACTGTTTATCCCTGCCCTCTAACTCCGCCTTACCTACTATCAAATTAGCCTCCGCCTGTTGCAAATAATTACTAGCCATCACCACGCCCTCACTAGTTTCTGCCATTGCGTTAATCATGGTCGGGCTATACTTACTATCACGTTGCAATATCTTAGCCTTTGCAAGCTCCAACTTATACGCCTTAGTCTTAGCCGTTACCTCTACCTCGTAGCCTGCAACTATCTTACCTAGCCTTGTTACCTCGTTTGATAGTTGTCTGCCTAGTTGCTCTAATTGGATTGGCTCTAGCCCCTCTGGTATAAACTCATTCATTTCACGCCACCAGTTATATTAATGGAACATAAAACATGTGTTAAATACGACATAAAGTCTTTAACCTCTACATATGGTCTTTGTTCTAAATACTCCATTAGTTTTCTAATATCTGTTTCTTCTATTTTCATGATAGGGTATTGTGTTTTACATTCACTCGTCTCTTTCACCGTAAATCCCCCTCAAATATTCCTCACACCGTTCCCTATAATCCTGCGCCCTGCTACTATGAGCATCTATGTGCGCCCTATATGATAACGTAACACCGCACTCAATCTTATCCTCTTTATTAGCACCCCTTACCACGTGATGGAACTTCACACCTAGTGGTACATACTCGCCTGTTATAATACAAGTGTAATTATCCCGTTCGTGGATATCCTCATTAAGTTGCTTTAACGCCTTGCCTGTCAGCCGTATTTTCTTCTCTTTCTGCATTACATCTCCACCACTACTTTAACCTCGTTACCACTTAGCCGAATCAATGGCGTACCCAATACCTGACCATTCATCGCAAACCGCTTAGGGTACATTCCCCTTTTCTGATAGCTACCAAAATTAACAAAATACCTTACCCTCTCCATAACATTATTATTGTGCAGGTCCGGTATGTAAAATATATCTTTGTGTGTGTGTTGCTTGTGCGTGTGTCCCATGCCGTATATGTCAGCGCACACTATTTCTTTTAGCGAATCAAGCGCATTGGCTGCACTCCCAACCTTTTTACCACTTGACCACCCATGCACCGCATAAAACGTATAGATAGCAGGTTTCTTGTTTGGCTTATACCCTATCAGCAATTTTAAAAGCATCTCACCTGCGCAATACTTCACTCCTAGATACTCGGCTATATCCTCAATGGGGCTTGCGTCTTCTTGGCTTCTACCCTCGTCATGGTTACCACCCATCATGGCCAAAATTTTATCTTTAATTGGCAGTAACATTTCTTTTGCTTTCTTTCGCTGTTCTTTGGGGCTTA